GCTGCCTCACGGCTAGGCCAGAGGGCAAAGCGCATAAAGGATGTCTCAGCATAGTCAGCCACGGGCCGCTCCAGAAGAGAAATATCGGCATCCATATCAATGAAATTATCTAGCCAGTCAGCGTCCACATCCTCAGTCGTGACTGTATCACCGTCGAGCCACAACAAACTGTACGGCGTCTGATCATCAGGGTCGGACAGAAGAGATCGACACGTCTCTGTAAGGGCGTAGACTTTATGACAAAACTTGACCACGTCCATGCGCCAGTTGACAGGCTCGTAATCTTTTAAACTGTCACGGAAAAGAATTAGGTCCGGGACATTATTCAGATTGTGATAGCTGATGTTGTCAGATTGAGGCGGGTTTTTCTCGGCAAGATCAAAGTCGTGGTACCAGATACGGATGTCGATGTCTGACGACCAATGTTTTGCCACTGACTCAAGCATACTACGACCGTACTTCTCGTACCCTTCCTCATTAAAAGATGTGACTAATACATATTTATTCATCACTGAAGCCCTGTGAAATTATGCGGTGTCCCAAGATGCTCTAGCTGTCGGTGGAAGTATTCCCACCATTCAGTAGAGTACTGGCAATTTATATAGTTTGGATGTGTTGGCAGACCGTGGCTGTAGTGCACACCGGCAGGGACAATATTCGGATCGCTGATCCCCTCAATCCAATTCCATTGCGCAGGAAGTCTTCCGATCTCGCTTTCGTCTAACCAGAAGAAGTTGTGCAGCCGTGTGCCCGAGGCAGTGTTGACTACCTCTGTTGTCAGCTTAGAATTTGAGGGGTGATTCATATTGATCATCATCAAGGATGACCACAGCTTTCTGCTGTACTGGCTCTGTAGTCGGCCATCCATCTTGACTGCACCTTCTTCTGGTTGCCAGTCAAACTGAACAGTCATCAATGCTTTGTCAGGATAGTCCTGACAGTACTTAAATAATTGCGCCGGATCGTTCTGAAAAATAAAATCTGAATCACAGAACATGACCCAGTCTTCTATTCCAAGTCGTCGGGCCAGTGGTATTGTACAGAATCGGGAGAAAGAAAACTCTGTTGAGAACGGACGACCGTCTTCTACGTCCCAGTACTGGCCCATCTCATCTATCCGCCATTCTCTGTTAAGGAGATTGTCGTGTCGGAGTTGACGGTGATTTAAAGAATGTACGGTAGGTTTTTTGTCTTGGGCATTCTCACGAATTGACCCAGTACATGCGACGTAAGCCTCTACAGTAGAGGAGTCGTATCCAATGAATATATCCATACAGACATAATCACCAGATACGATACTCTACGCAACAACTTTATTTACTTACCTTTGGTAGCCGGATTTTCGGTGGCAAGTTTTTCAGCAGCCAGTCGCTCCCGATCTGCGGCGGTGTTACCAAACTTATCGATTGTCTGATTACCCCAACCATAAATCTGGGGTTGTCCGTATTCGTTTACATCGCCAGACGGCAGACCAATGAAGGTACTGAAGCCAAGCATCGCAGCAAGAATCCATGCTAACATTTTATTTCTCCTTGACCTGTTGGGCCTTGATTGATTTCTTGTAGTCTTGGTACGCCTGACGAATTTCTTCGACAGTACGATTACATCCTACACAGTATTCTTTATTGTCGTCAAGTCTGCATTTACCCTGACAACTAGGCTGCGTTGAGATCGACAACCTCACATACTCCTCCGGTACAAGCAAGTGTCTGAGACCCTGCTGTGTTGTCCTCATTTTCGTACAACCCAAGACTTGTCCAGTCAATATTCTTAGGCATCTGTGACAGGAGTTCTTGGTACGTATCCTCGTCACAATCTTGATACGGGGCTTGTTGATAGGTATGTTCTGAGTGTGGGAGAAAACTAATACCGGAACAAATATCAAAGTTACGATAAACCCACGCACCTACCTCCATCCATTCTTCATCACGTACGCTGATCGTAACAGAAGGCTTATGTTCACACCAGTTCATGGCATACATCTTCCACAACTCTAGCTGCTCAAGTGCAGACATATCGTTCCGCGTCACCGCAGATTCCGGAGACTTAACCGGGAAGGAAAAGACTGCGGTAGAATCAGGATGATTAACTTCAGGCTCCGACGGGACGCCCTGATCAATCATAAGCTGCGTCAAAGGGTCTTTGACATCTCCACGTACTGTCCTGACGTAGTACGGGCTGTGTCGGGCATGGATGCCAGACCCTGCATCAACAAGCTGTGAGACAGTCCCTGACGGCTTGACACAGGTGATTGCCGCAGAGACAGGTACCCCAAGACGTTCTGCCCATTCTTTATTAGTGTCGATGGCAGTCTGTCTGAGACTTTCCAGAACCTCCGGATCAGGGTGGCTGGTCACGACGTTGTCCATGATACCTGTCAGCGACACCCCGAGAAGACGTTCCTCTTCGGTGTTGCGTGTCCATGCCTTACGCAGGTACGGGAACTTAGTATAGGTAGACTGGATTGTCCCAAGGATTGTGGCAATACGTACCTTCTCCCGAAGACCCTCGACACTATCGTTGACACGTACAACCACCTCGGTCAGGTTACAGAACTGATTACTCCGCAGGATAATCTCAGAGCACGGGTTTGTCCCCCACTCATGGCCCGTCTCACGTCTGCCGCTTCGTTCGACGTGTGCATCTGCTGCGTACCGGGCAAAGATACCGCGCTCACCAGACTTAGACTCGACCAGAGATGTCCACTCATGCAGGAACGCCTCCATCTCGGGACGTTCATTGTATACGGCAGAGTTGTTAGCCAAGGCCCGGTGTGCGTCGTTCTCCCACCACTGACCAGACTTGGCCCGTCGCATCCGATCATCGGACAGATTTGACAGGCTGATCATGGCAGATCGTCGTACCCCACCGACGACGACAACGTCCCCAACCTTACACATCAGATCGTGACACTCAACGCTGCTCAACTTACGGCCAACAGAATTGCGGAAGATGTTTATAGTAAACTTGAACAGCTCAACAAGAGGATCAGGGCCGGACGCACGTCCCCCGAATGTCTTCAGCTTGGCCCCTGCCGGACGTACCTTCGATACATCCCACCTTGGAACCTCACCAGAATACAGCATGGCAACCAGCTTACGATACGCCTTCGCCCAGCCTTCCTTTGAATCATGGACAACGATGGTGTCTTCCGAATCAAACATCTGGTCAGGAATCTCGGGCAGCTTGGCGATGTGCTGACGTTCGACAGAGAAGCCGACGCCTGTCCCGCACAGCAAGATCATCATGGCCTCATCGAATGCTTTCATGTCATCGACTGCCATGTACGCACAGTTGTATCCGGACGTGTTGTCCCGATCCAAGGCCGGACCTGCCGTCATCATCATCCGCATGGACGGCATGACAGACAGGGACAGGATCGCCTCACGGATTTCATTGATGACAGTCTGATCATCAACCTTCCGGGACACCACGTTATCAACGTAACGATCAACTGTTTCTGACCACGTCTCTCGACGACCCTCGTCGGGTAGCCAACGGGCATAGCGTGACAGGGCAATGAACTGCTGGTACTGGGTGGGTAGGTGGTTGGACAGCATTAGTTGATCTCCGGGACGGTGAAGCGAAGGTTGGACCTTATCTGATAAATTTTCTGACGACCAACCATTTCTTCTTCAATCCATACACGGACATTGAAGTTGCCTCGGTCGGCGTAGTAATTTTTAATCTTATGTACTAACTTCTGTGACGACAACTTGCTTTTCAAATAGTCTTGTGCTTCAGCCATTATTTTCCTCCAGTGCTGCCCACGATATGGGGAATAAGTGTTTCATCTCACGGCTGATATCTTGTGCAACCTTCTCTGTCTCTGCCTGTGCATCGTCCGAGATACGCAGACGGCACACCCGAGACCATGCCGCAAGGCTTCCGGTCCAGTACCACTCAGTCATCATCGACTGTGGCAGTACCATCCGGGCCTGTTCAGGGGCAATGCCCATCTCAAGTAAGATAGCGTACGTCTTGCTGATGTTGTGGATAGCAGACTCATATATCTTCCACGCCTGACGCATATCAGGAATCATGTCGTGCTTGTCCGATCCTTGTTTCTTGTCGGGTGCTCGGGGTCTCCACGAAGGTGGGCTGAAGAAACGTGGGGTGTCGTCCACGTATCGACGAGACACCTCGTTCCAGACAAGCCCGACCTGATGCTTGACAAGCTGACGTGCCACAAAGACGGGTGCCTCAATGTGGAAGGTGGCCTGTGCATGACCGAAGGGTGTCCAGTGGTTGTGACGGGCCAGATACCCGATCAGCTTTTCATTCTGATCTTCGGTGTAGTTCTCTGCCTTCTTGGCAAAGGACACACGCGCCGCATCGACAACAGTCTGGTCTGTCCCCATTGAGTTAATGAGGGTAACTTGCATAGCATTGTCCTGTTGTTATTGGAGTCCGCGCTTCCGCACGATAGTAGATCGACGACCAATCTTCTTGGTGTGCTTACGACCGACAGGTTTATTTCTGCGTCGTACCTTAGTTTTTATTACAGATGTTTCTGTTTTCTTTGCCATATTTATTCTGCCGGGGTGTAAATAATTTCTGATCCGACACGATGAGGATGATATTCAAAACTGAAATTTGTAAGTGCCTCATTCACCGCATCAGATACTATACTGTAAGCCACCCCATTCCCCTTAACTTCCATGCAGAGTACAGGTCTGCATCTTTCGATGGTTGATATTGCCCCGCGAAGTACACCCGGCTCGTGTCCTTCCGCATCAATCTTTATCAGATCAAGGTCAGGTAAGGCAAGGCTGTCGATGGTTATAACCTTAACAAAGTATGCCTTATGTCCCGGAACTTTCTCGCCGGGGTCGGCAAGAGACCACATCCCTGAGTTACCCTCCCTGTTATGGACGAGTGTCATCATGTCTGATGTCCATGAGGCTCCCTCATTCCGGAGGATGACGTTGTCCATCCCTTCGGTATTCTTCTGGAGACACTCAAAGTTTTCAGGGTTAGGCTCAAGGCTTATCACCTCATCGAACTCGTCTGCCAGATGGCGTGTCCAGATGCCGACATGGGCACCAACATCAAGAGCCAGACGACGTTTCTTGGTAAGGCCAAGGACAACCTGACGTGTCCCTATCTCATAGTCAGGTCCGGAGAAGTGTGTGTCAGAGTCGGGTAGCCAGAGGCCGTTAACTTCTTTCATCAATTTACGTGCTCGAATGGGTTTAACTTTTCTTTCTCTGCTTCAAGACGGGCGATCTCACGCTCGGCGTACCACCTGATCTTGTTCAGGTCGTACAGCGTTGTCGCCCCATCTTTTCTGCCCAGCCGGTAAGCAGCCTTGAAGATATTACCAACAGAGAAATTCATCTGACGGTACTCGATCAGGTCTTGCAATTCTGACGCACCTCTGGGTAGCTCGTAATAGCTTGTGGACCAGCCGTCAGATTTAACTGTGGTTGAGGATGGCATTGATTTTTCTCCTGATGAACGTAGCCTCTCCGGTATGGATGACTTGGTGAGCGAAGTGTCTGACCTGCGTGGATTCAACTCCTGCCAGATCGCAGATGGTGACGAAGTCTGTTGCTGTGACACCTGCTGTGGCAAAAATCCATCCCTTGGCCCGGTCTCTTTCAAGAATTGCTTCTGCCGATTCATTATCTGCCTCTGGTTTTGTTGCGTCGAGCATGGCCTGAAAGATTACAGCCATGAACAACAGCCTGTGCGAGTCACCTGACGGGGCTGATTTCATTATATCTAACTGATTGTCAAGATCAACTGTAATCTTTGAAGACACGGCCCCTCACTTTCTTTCGTTGAGGCTCAGTCAGAAACTCTTTAGGTACAAACCTTATCTTATCTATGAAGGCGTTGTAGAAGAGACGTTCCTCTTCCTGTCCGGGAGATGTCATCACATCGCAGACATGCTGTAGGTTTGTCTCACCGTAGACAAGACCTCCTCTGCTTTCAAATTGACAGAGGATTTCAAAATGAAAGTTGCATCTGCCCTGACTCTTAATGTCTTCGTTCACCCGCCGTGATGAGGAGGTGTACGTCCGCCAATCTGATGGACGGGTTCTGATACCCTTCCTATACTGGTGGTATTGTTTCTTACCTATGTATCTCTGACCTGTCAGAAGATTGACAATCAGATAGACAAAACCGAATGAGTTTTCCGGGTCGAGTTTAATCCGTGATGGATTTTTCCAGTGTCCTTTACCGGACGACTTCCTCGACATTCGGTGTGTTTACCACATGAGTTAGATATTTTATTCCGTTGGAGTATCGGAATCCTCTAAGGCCATTGCCGCCGTTGACATGGGACCAGCACTTAAATTTATGATCGCACCACGAACAACCCTTCGCCAATCCGAGGTTGCCTGACTTACCTTCTGGGACCGGATTGTGACAAGGCGGTGGCGGCGTATCAGAATCGAGGAATTGTTTTGCATCACGTATCCTTTCTTCTGCGTTGATCATATGATTATCAGAGACAGTGCAGATGTTGATCTCGCCCGACTCTTTGTTGATGGCAAGGAATGCTGCACGTTTCTCATCGTGAGATTGGGCGTACGCACTGATCTGTCCGATGTATCCGAACGGGTCGTCAGCAGTAAGAGTTTCGGCAGAGTCAAACTTACGGAAGCCGAACCGGGACGCTGTCTTCACATCTGTGATGACGCCGTCGATACGTGCATCCATGTGTCCCTTGACACCGTCGATCTCCATCTCTTTCTGTTCGTCTTCAACTGTATGTCCTGCCTCACGGATAAGAAACAGGGTGATGGCCTCCATGACATGACCCATCAAGAATTTAATCCTGAGACTATACGACATAGAACTATCCGGCTTACCGTCACGGATGTCGTACCAGAGTTGACGATCAGGTTTGCCGATGTTCGACATGCGGAGATGGCTGGGTCGGCTACCCGACTCACTGATGGAGCGTAGTACTGCTTCCTTAATGTCTGTAAGGAAACGATCTACATTCTCAGGGTCGGGGGATTCGACACCAAAATCAAACATCGTCTGTAGATCGTCTGGTATATCTTCGAGTCTCTTTGACATTGCTGCCTCCTGAATATTGTGGGGGTGGATAACGGGCACCCCCGGACCCGACTACTTATTCAGAGAAATTAGCTGCTTCATCAAAGTCTGCCATTGGATCAACAGCAGCGGTGTACTGGTTCAGGTTAAGAACCTGTACCCCAAGCAACTCAGCAGCCCATACATCATAACGCTTGTAATGGATAGGCTTGAAAGAGACTACAACTTCAGACTCATTACCAATCAAAACATTTGAGGAGATTGGTTCCTTGTTCTCATCGACAACAACGATAGAGTTTTCGTGCTCGTCTGGCTCACCAGTTTCCTGATTGTAGACGCGCTTAGTATTACGTGCTTTCATTTGGATGTAGTCACCCATCGTTCCCTTCGGGTCAGTCTTGATTTTATCACCAAGATTATGTCCAGTCAGAAACACTTTGTCCTCTTCGGTAAGATGACCGATGTTGATCGAATACTCAATCTTCTCCGGGTCAAACCGATTCGGGACGGCCTCGTGAACTTTGGCCCAGTATGCTTTGCCACGTAGTGCAGCCATTCTCTTTACTCCTTCTGTCTGAGGGGGCACGAATCCCTTGGTACGTGCGGTGGGAGGCCCGACAGGGCGTGGGTGAAGCCCCCAGTGCCCAAACACCGAGGGTTTCAGAATTGGCTGATAAGGAAACAGACAAAAAAATCAACCTTTCTTTTTACCCATGTTCGAACAGTATTCTAGTACGTATGGCATGTCAACTAAAAATCTAGGTTAGTTTGTCCTGCGTCCTGTCCGGACATGATCTCAATGTCTTTGATAAAAGCATTGTAGTCTTCATGCACACTATAAAATTTAAGAACCTCCTTCATGGCATCAATCGGGGTGTCCTCATACCCGTGATTACGTCGGATGAAATCACGGAGCGATGCAGTCACAACCTCATCGACCCAAGAGTCATTCAGGTTTACTTCAATCTTCATGCTGCTACTTCCTCCTCCGTGAAAGAGCTGAGTTGATCCTGAAAGATAACCCATGCCGGGGCACCGGGTCCGACCACTGCTCGGATGCGTTCTTTGTCGTACCAGTGTTCGTCAGTCATGGCGTCCTTGCCTTCGATCCAGCCGATAATGTTGGCAGCACGAAACGTAGGGACCGTGACAAGCATGTACGGGTCAGTATCAGGGTCACCCGGCCTGATCAACAGCTTACCCTTTGGATACTTAGTAGAACGTACCTGCCACCGTCCAACATCAGGACGCTTGAACTGATTGATGTTTGGGACAAACGGGATGCCGAAGTGACGCGCCGCTGCGATCTCACCTAGCACCCCGATGATCTCATTTTCTGCTGAGTAATATCCTGTGGCCCCGGCAGGATCGAGTCCTTGTCGGCGTGACTCATCGTAGATAGATTTGGCTACGGAACGTGCGTAGATAAGGTCTTCTTCTGTAAGTGGAATTGTGTTCATCAGTGTGTCTCACTCCAGTTGTTGCCCACGTTGAAATCACAATCGAGTGGGCAGTTGAAAGATAACTGTCGGGCCACGGCCTGTACAGCATTTTTTGAGATCAGTCCGATCTCTTTAGGATCGATGCCGTCATCAGCCTCGATGCATAGTTCATCATGGATCATTGCCACGATGTTAGCCCCCGTGGGGAGCGTGTCGTGCACGTTGATAAGCCACTGCTTGGCAATGACTGCGGCACACGACTGGAGCAGGGTGTTCAGTGCTGCGTGTTCTGATCTGACACGGAGCCATCGTCCGTCGATCCCATGGACCTTGCCTGATGCTGCCTGTCCGGTAACCCGTTGCTGTAGCTCTGCAAATGATGGCATACCACGGAGATATCGTTCCCTAATTGCAGCACCCGCATCTGATCTCCCTCCGATAATTGCTCCCAGCTTGGCATTTCCTGCCCCGTAAAGTAAAGCGTACGTGAAAGTCTTCGCTCCAGCCCGTGTAGGCAGTCCAGCAAGTTGTTGAGTTCTTGTGTGAACGTCTCCATTAATTAACTCCTCGGTGTAATCTTTGTCGTCAAGATAGTGGGCAAGGCAGCGGAGTTCGATACCTGCAAGGTCGGTCCCGATTAGTTTCTTACCTGTCGGGACAGTCCAGCAGGATCGACACTCCATCCCGTACTCTGACTGTGGTCCGGGTACCTGCTGGAGGTTAGGCTTGGTACACGACATACGATGCGTCACTGCCCGGAGTGTCATGTAACTGGCCCGGACACGGCTATCATCGTCTACCTTCTCCATCCACGATGTGATCTGTGTTACTCGTTTCTGGAGGAGGAGGTATCGGGCAATCTTCTTGGCAAGAGGCAGGTCAATCTCTGACAGTACTGCCTCGTCAACGATTGGCTGACCAGTCTCTGTTTTCTTCTTCGGCTTCCAACCCTGCCTGATCAGGCGCTCCCCTATCTGCTTACGCGAGGCAAGGTTGAATGACTGCCACTCGATGGCGGTGTGCTGCCCTGTACCGGGACCGCCTGAACACACAGCAGGGTCGGTGAGGTGACGCAGACCTACTGTTGATAACGTCCCATCCTTCTTGTACTTAGGCGTGACCAGACGCTTGGGCTTTGGTATGTCTGGCAGGTCTGCAAGAACCTCGGCCTCGATGTCGTACACCTCTGATGAGAGACGGGCGACCAGCCCGGCTGATGTTGGCTGATCGAGATAGAAGCCACGATCTTCCACGTCATTCATCACTGCCCGGACACGATGCTCCATCCGGATAGATTCACGCCACGACGACCCTTTGTTTTTGTCGTCCATTCTGTGTGCCTCACGCTGTAGGTACATCAACAGACGGTGGGTCAGGTCAACATCTTTGATACAGTAGGTGATCATGTCTTCGGATAGACCACCCCCGAAGTCGTGGAAGTCTATCTTGGCATCACCGAATCGTTCTCCCCATGATCGTAAGCTGTGTCCGCCCTGCCTGTCAGGCCAGAGTAGCTGACTGAGCAGCATGGTATCCCTGACCTTGTCGATATCCAGATCAGTGTTTAGAAGTCGATTGATAACAGGGATGTCGAATGACACTGCGTTGTGTCCGTACATCCAGTCGAATGACCGGAGATAGTCAGGCAGTTCAGCCATATTCTCCGAGGTGAACGTCCTCCGATCCTCGGTGCCGACGACACGGGTACAGGCGACATGAATGACCGTGGCGTCGAGGTCGTCGGTCTCTATGTCTACGATGATGTCAGACATAGCGACGCATGTAGGCGACAAGCGCCTCAAGTTCTTCGAGTGTTGCGTTGCTTTTCATGTTGTTTGCCTTTCCCGAAATGATCTGGATGTTTCCCGGAACATAACCCTTGTTGTTATCAATGCGGTCGAGCGAATACGAATTGTCTCTGGATGATCCGAGTTCGTTAACTGTTAGCGGGATATCCAGAACAGGACAGACTTCAACCATGACGCTTTCAATATCTTCTATCGTTATTGTGCATTCGAGTCCACGCTGTTTTGCCCTGTCTCGACAGGCATACAACATATATCTGGGAAGATTTTGTATTCGATTTTTTCGATAGTGATTGCGTTTGTGTGCGTTCCTACATACGTCACACCGACTACGTCTAGGCTCTTCGTTTTTTCTTACGCGACAAAAAGCCTCAATGGGTTTTACGATGCCGCATTTGGTGCATCTCTTCTCACTCATGATGTGAAGTCAGCCATTGGTGAGTTGTCCATGATTGGGGTATCAGTCTGCGTCGGATCGCCTACCTCTGTCAAGCGTCCTGTTTCCTTGTCGTAGAACAGGTAGGCAGCAGCGCCGGTCAGTCCGGAGAACCTGTTCTTCAGAACCCTGACAGTGGTGGTGTTCCGGATTGTCTCGTTCTCATGCTGACCGTTACGTTCCAGACCGATGACCATGTCGGATAGCTGGGCAATCGCAGCCGATCCACGTAGCTGTGACAGGCTGGTCATCGCACCGTCCTCATGCCCCTGTCCTTGGGGTCGTCTGAGATGAGACACCATGATCAGGCTGATGCCCAGTTCCTGAATGAGTGTCCGAAGTCTGGTGACAATCTCGTCGATGGCCTTACGTTCATCGCCATTCTCCTGACTTGATACGATGATGGAGAGATGATCAAGGACGATGTACTTACAGTCCAGAGCCTTTGCCATGTGCCTGATCCTCCCGATGATGTTCTCAAGATTGCTCGACCCGAAAAATTCGTAGAAGAATACACGGTCAGAATCGAGGGTATCATCGAACGCCTTACGCATATCTTCGCGAGAGACACCGTGGTCGGGCAGGTGGAGCGGCTTGTCAGCAGCCATCGACATGAATCCAAGGGCTGATCGCCTGATGTTCTCTTCAAGGAATAGGCACCCGATGTTCTCGTCGGTGATGTTGAGTATATGGTACATCAGTTCGCGGACAACGGCTGACTTGCCCAGCCCTGAACCTGCTGTGAGGGTGATGAGTTCCCCGACACGGATGCCGTACGTCATATCCTGAAGACCCTGATACGGGTACGGGACAGATGGGGTATCATCTTCTTTCATGATCTCATCCCAGAGAGACGAGCCTCGTCGGATACCCTCCGGGGTGAAGCCTTGTGCGTTCCACCAGCGGCTTACATAGTCTTGTGACTTCCCCTGCTCCAGAAATTCTCCGACATCCTTGAGTGGGGCAAGAGATACGACCTTGCACTTACCCGGTTCGAACAGGTTGGCAACCTCCTCGGTGGCCCGACGACCTGCATCGTCGTTGTCGAAGGTGAGGTAGATATTATCGAACGTGGTCAGGTACTCCCGGTTCTCCTTGACTGCCTTGATACCAGTCGCTGATGGAATCCCGACGACAGGCCACTTCGCCCCGTTCATCTGGTGTGCTGCAAGGGTGTCGATCTCTCCCTCACATAAGGTGATAGCCTTACCGCCGGGGGAGAACAGATGTTGACCGAACAGGGCTGACTGTCCGTTACCCTCCCACGAGAATGTTTTGTTCCTGTTGTAGCGTGTCTTGATCCCGACAAGTACCCCGTCGGCATCACGGTACGGGTAGAGGTGTTGTTCCTTGGTGTCATCCACCTTCACCCCATACTTATCGACGACCGCTGCTGAGATGCGACGATCTGTCAGGGGTGATGCTGTCATTCCTTCAAGCATCTGTGCCATGCGCGGGGACGTGGTGGGTGTCTTCTTCGTGGTGTTCATACGATCCTCGTAGATGGTGTCAATTTGCCCTTTGTAGGCTGGTTCTGTGCTGCGGCAGGAGAAGCAGTGGAAGTGTCCGTCAGAGTAGACGGCACCTGCATCTGATGATCCGCAGAGATGGCATTCGATGTGTGTGTTAACTGGTTCTGACTCTTCAGACATCATTCACCTCTGAAGGTTATTAGGGTGAAGATTATTGCACCGATAATCAATGCAACTGCAAGTGGTATGGATATGTATTCAGGCATTAGAGTCTGCCTCCCTTGTTTATGTTGCAGTGCAGCATTACATTACTGTCGAGAGGAGAAACGACATGATGTATGCAATGACAACACTAGTAGGTTGGGGAAATTTCTCCTGCTTTGCCCCGTGCCGGGGACTTTACAACAGCTTAAAGAAAGGATTGATTAACTATGGAACCGCTCGTGCTGAACTGGCCCTTCGCCACAATCACTATTTCTAAAGACAGCTACAGGCTGGAGAGTCCGTTGCTTGGCTTGGATGTATCCATGGAGGCACCAGAGTGGTGCACCTTGCCGTCAACTTTTACCCAGACCAATGGATCATAGAACTTTCCGTACTTGGTCCCCCAAAGCCATCGCGGATTTCTTACCGGCTTGAAGTCGGGGAATACCCGCGAGGCTTTGAGTTGCTTCCACTGTGCCATGGTCGTGGCTTTCTAGTCTGTTGAGGGGTGACCATCATTATCAACGACCTCACCACCGTTGTCAATGGACTCCTTTATCCTCATCAAGGTGTACATAGCGCCTACTAGTTTATTGTAGGTGGAGACCCACATGTCGCCGTCCATCTCGTACATGCTCTGTAATGAGTCGATCAGATCAGAGTTACATAACCGACGAAGAGCTTCCTCTGCTGGGATAATTCCGTCTTTGCTGTAGTCATATTTCACTAGCATTTTATTTTCCTCGTTCCCGATTAGTACCAGATCGGTACTATCTAAGTTGATGGATGAGACAAAAGACTGGATAGCCCTTTGTTTACAGTGTGTTGAGGGTGCGACAATTTGTCCTATTGTGAGAGGTATTTTTTGAGAGTATCTAGTTGTTCGTTAGTTAGTTAGAAACAACAAGAGATATATCTTTAGTTATTTATCTTACCTTTCTCTTGTTATGTTTATGTATGTCAGGGTTGTGTCTTAGATGTCGGTCATGTCGGATTTACAGAAGACATAAACCCCAATCCCGAACACGGCCAAGGCAAGGACAGGATGTACAGATATGGCGGCTGTCGATCCTGCCATTATAAATATTGCCACAACTGCCTGTATCATTCTTTCAATTCTTTCATGACGCAATCACCACACATCAGGTATCCGTGATGCTTCACGACTGCCGCATTCCGGGCACCACATTCATCACAGTCTGGCATCCAGCTATGTCTTGTGTCGGTCCTTGTCCCCGTACCACTCTTCGAGGTCGTGGATAAACTGGGCTGCGTCGTGCTCATCAACTGGCCCTCCCGCCACTGACGTTACGTAGCTGTGGTCGTCGGCCTCTGGGGTCTTTGGTTGTGATGTACTCGTAGAGGGATCGGAGGGATACTTCGTTGTGGGATTTTCTGTCTGCTGCCCATCCTCCTGATCCTGCCCTGACCATGTCGATTCTGCCTGAGTATCCGGCGACTTTGATTGCATTGGCTGTCATCCCTGTTAGTTGTGCGGCCATCTTTACGGTGACGTAGTCTGTCGGTACTACTTGTTTCAGGTTGTAACGGCTCATGCTTCTTCCTCGGTGATGTTGATACGGGTGTCTTCTTTGGAGAACATCTTGTGTGTGTACTCATTACCTTCATCATCTGTTGTGGTGATGGTTGTCACCCAGAAGCTATCATACTGACGGTGCATGATGTTGATGTTCTCTACTCGGTGGATGTTTGTCTCAATCATCTTCTGTACTCCGTTGCTGGTTGTAATCCGAATGTCTCTACCCAGTACCGCTTCTCTGCGGGGGACAGAGGGGTGTCTTCTATGTAGTCAATCACCTCTGCCCCGTTGTCGTAACCGTGGAGGGTGAAGAGGTCTTCACAGATCAGGTCTTGGTCTGTCCAGTGGACGTTCGTCAGGGGCATCGCTACTGCTAGTGCTACTGCTTTGGATAGTGGCATTCTGCCTCCTTGATAAGTCTGCCGTACTCGCACAGACCCAGACTGTGCTCCCGGACTGCCTCCCAGACTGCATCCTCAAGACGCATCTCCTTGTCCATCAGCTTCATGACGGTGTGTGTTGCGTGTGCGTAGCGGTGACTGTCAGGTTTTGTCGTCATCGTCCCTGTCCTTCCAGATAAATGTTAGCAGTTGGTCGAGTGCCAGATACGCTATTATAATGATCATAACTGACCCTGTCAGTATAATTCCGACGTGTTCAATCATAATTCTTTGTCCTCGAACTCTTGGTAAGTCATGCACGGATGCCACTTCAAATCGTGTTGAAGCATTATTTCTGCAAAGTAATCAGTCATTCTCATTATCTTACTGAAATATAAATCTTCATTATTATTGAAGTGTTCTGCTGCTTTGTTAGCTTCTTCGTCGGACTTGTAGTCGCTATCGTCTGGCTCGTGCAGGTTAGGTATTGGTGCGTCGCTGAAAAATATCCCGACGCTTCGAGTTACGACTGTGTATTCGCAACTGTCAGGATCAGTAAGCTCATCAATTAACAGGTGCAGATCATACTCATCTGAGACAGAGAACAGACCTACCCCTATGTGATCGTGCTTCACCCTGACAAGGCAGAGGTCTTTGGTTTCGGACTCACCTATCTTGGACATTGTCTTCTCCTTTTTGCGTGATTACCTAGCATTACCAACGTGTTAACGGTATTCTCTCCTAGTAGTGCTGTGGTCTTTATTTGTTATAATCTATTTAGTTTGTACTGGTCATTGTCTTCTCTTTGGTTTCTTCAATTTGCACAGCTTAATTTATGGTCATAGTAAAGTATAATGTTAATTCTGCATGGCAGGTATGTCGTCCACGCATAGCTGTGCCCTGCTTCTATGTTACCTATAGAATATATGTCGGCCAATCTTGAACAGTCTGGTCAGTCTGTCAGCCCATCCCGGTGCGACATAGTCCGCATGGTAGTGGGTGGCACCGTCTGTCACGTCCACACCTACCCGGTGGAGCTTCTCGGCCATCAGGGCGTTATGTCTGGCAGCTTCCCATGCAGCACCGGGCGACGGTTTGTCCGGTAATCCGTCACAGTAAAAGCTGAATTGACATTTATGTTTCACCATATTTCCGTGACTGTCGCGTTGTCCTTGGTATATGACATCACAAATATTGTCGGGCCATCGTCTGTCGTATGTTCTATTTATAACAGTCTGACCTACTGCTATCTGGCCTATGTCTGGCTCACCTTGTGCTTCGAAATAGATTGCTATGGCAAGACATTCAATCATGTTTGGTCACCGCTCTGGTCACCGCTGTCCTGTCTGTTGTATATCTTGTGATCAGGCACGTTACGTAGTACCCAACGCTGACCATTATATTTCTTCTGACGCATAACACGGGCGTATCTTTTCCGGTATTTGCTGACCTGTTTCTGTCTTTGGCTCATCGCATTGCCTGACATACGCAATACATGAACGCGCCAAATCCGATCACATTGAATAATATAATAAAATATTCCATGTCATCCCCCATACTTTCTATGTGTTTTGATTTCCCAGCGTTCAGAAATAGGCTCCCCGTCGTCGGCCTCATCAACCACAACGTGCGCCACGGTCCGGAGCACACGCGCAAAGCGGCGCGACCCGTCAGACATAAACACAACGTGCGGAAACTCTGGTGCCCAGTCCCCATCGTCCGTGGTTCTGTCCGCGTACTCAAAAAAC